ATTGTACTCCATCTAAATCAAAGTTATCCATGCTAGATGATGTTGTTCCAGCATTCGGTAATATGTTTGTTGATGTTGCAGTATCGTCTTCTGCTTTAACTGAAAGTATAATTAATGTCAGTATTAAGAATACGTATAGCCATTTCATTTTAATATAAGTTTAAGAATTGATTTTTCTCCTAAATATATCTCGGTCTCAGCCATCGACTTTATGCATTGATAATCTATACGACTTGTGCTTGACCTCATTGCAATACGTTTAGCTTTTAAACACTGAGACATACCATCTTGTATTCTATGTTCTTTTATCTCACCGTTTACAATCATAAGTAATGCTACAACTGTTTCTATCATACCGTTTTACCTTTATTAGGCCCTTGCTTTAGTACATATTTTTGTGTACCATGCTTGCCAGTTTCTACTTCTTTTTTTAAATTTTTAGTAAAGCTCATTTGTTTAGCTTTCTTTTCCATATCATTTAGATACTGTACAATTTTTCTAGTGACTCGTTCCATTTCCGTTTGCCCTAACTTTATCTTTTAAATTTTCAACATCTTCTAAAAGTTTTTCAGTTTGTTTTTGTATAAATTGTATATTTACTTTGTTGTGCATCATGTCTTCTATTCTTGTTTCAATTTTCTCAACTGTCTTGTATAAATCTTCCAGTAACATAAACTGTTCTTGGTCAGTTGGTAATTGCTCACTCTTCTTTAATAAGTCTGCTTGGAATAGTTCTCTTGATGTCTCAAGGCTTGTTAGTCTAGATGTTACTTCTGTATAAGCAAACACACCCATAGCAACACCAGCTATAATTGCTAACATATTTTTCATTGGCATACTTATTGATGTGTTTTCTGATATTTTCATCTAACTTTTGGTTTTTCTTTTGGTAAAATTTGTTTATCTACTTTATTAAATTCTTTTGTCATTTTAGCTTCTTCTTTTAATCTTAATTTTTCTGCTTCTTTATCAGCTTTTTCTCTATCTTTAACACGTTTCATGTATGTATTATAGTCTGGTCTTTCATGACCATATTTAGCCCACAATGCCATAGCTTCAGCTCCAATTTTGCCGTCAATTGGACAGACAGTGCCCGCAGAAATCATGCTTTCAAATACACGCTCGTCTTGACAAAGTATAGCCACGGCTGCTACACGCATTCCGAAGTCATTTAATATTCTTGCTAACTTTAATCGTTCACAATTTTTATCAATAAAATGTTTTCCACCACTGATACCAAGGCCAAATGTTTGAACACCTAATGATCCACCTACTGCACAGACATCTTGTGTCATAGAATTGTATGATGGAGATGACGCCGTTGGTGGTGCTGATCTTATATTAGAATTAGATGTAGAGTTTGTTGTTGTGTTAGATGATGATCCAGACTGATATGTTGTTGCTCCACCTGTATATCCACCTTCAATACTTGTGTTAGATCCGCTTACGTTTGTTTGTGTTTCTGCTGAACGCGCTGGTCCACCAAATAAAGCTAGTGCACATAACATTAATATTAATATTGCTGTGAATCTATAATCCATCCTACAACACTCCATCATTACGCCGCCTGTCTACAACCTGGACAAGTTTTTTTAAATGAATCTGGATGTTTTTCACACACCACTTTTATTTCAGGTTGAGGTATTTCGGTGTACATAGTAATGTGTTCGTCTACTTCACACTTACAAAATTTACCAAATATTTTTTCAATCCATTTTTTAATCATGTTTCTTTTCCTCTATTTCGTAGAAAAAATTATCAGTGTCTTCTGTTCTCCATTGACCTGTATTTTCTACATTCCATTCGGAAGTTTGTACCTTCCAATCAGGAGTTTCATCCTTCACTGTAAATGAAGGTATGTCCCATATAATTCTATTGTTTGGCTGTGCCGCATAGTTGCCATCATCTAAGGCAATTATGTGTGCGCACTTATGTTCGTGCGGGATCTCAGAATGATCAGTGTCAACTATATTACTCTCTGGATGTGCAAAGTCAACTGTGAAAAGATAGGATCCGTGATGCCATTTTTTGTCTTTACCTATGTATTTACCTGCTTGTCCGTCTAAAAGATCAAAACAAGTAATAGCAGGGTAGTAAGAAAAACTATTCCACAATTCCAATTCATCAAGTCTTTTGGTCGGAACAGACTTGGGGTCATAACCACGTTGAATAAAAGCCGATATGGGTAAACGATAAAAGATTGCACCGTTTTCCATGATGGCATGGAATAAGATTGGTTTTCCAGTGATTGCGGCAATAGCAAAGACAATGCAGTCTTCAACTTCCCCATGATGTTTTTTAAGGTCATATAAATACTCCTTTTTTATTTGTGCGTATTGTACAGGAATATTAGCATTTAAGTAAGCCATAATTTATCATTTTATTTGTCCCCAATTAGGTCCAGATTCATAGTCAACTTTGTTAGGTACTTCTAAATTAACAGCATTTTCCATAATCTCAACAATTTTATTTGCATGCTCAGAAGACTCAACAGATATATCAAGTTCATCGTGCACTTGTATATGTGGTATTATACCTTCTTTGTATAATTCTATCATAGCTTTCTTTGTCATGTCAGCAGCTGATCCTTGTATCAATTTATTTAATGCTTTGTATGTAAATGCACGTTTTATCCCTGGTCCGTGTTCCAGGAGAGCTGCATCGTGTGGTAATGATTTATGTATACCAAATTGATTTGGTTCCCATAAATGAAACCTGCATAGTCTTCCTAGTAAAGTTCTAATTTTACCCGAGTCTTGTGCTCTATGCATTACATTATCCATCAGCTGTTTAACAAATGGCACTTTATTATGATACTGTCTAAATAATGAGTCTGACTTATCTTTAGATATACCTAGTTCTGCTTGTAATTTATTTTTACCCATACCATAAAATAATCCTAAGTTAATTGTTTTAGCTTGGCTTCTTGGTATGTCAGCCATATCAGCAACAATTGTATGAAAGTCTGCGTCACCTTCATTGTATGCATCTAATACCTCTCCTACTCCATAAAGATTTTGTAAAGCTGCATAATGCACTACCAACCTAGGCTCTTGCTGAGAATAGTCAAAACAACCCCATGTATGGCCTTTCTCGGGTATAAATAACGCCCTGATCCGTGGTCCAAGGTCTTTGTTTCTAGCTGGTATTTGCTGTAAATTTGGATTAGAGTAAGAGAATCTACCAGTCACAGTTCCGCCATTATCTGAACGCAATTGGTTAATGTCTGCATGTATTCTACCTTTATGTGAGTGTTTTAATATGGTATCAATAAACGTAGTATGAGCTTTATTAATCTCTCTAGCTTGAGCAATTTTATTTACCAATGGGTGCGGATGATTCTGCAAAAAGTTTTTAGTAAAGGATGGTGCTTGTGATTTCTCAGTTCTATCGTAGTCTAATTTTAATTTATCAAAAACTTGAGCAATGGATCTTGCTGCCCATATTTGAGTGTCTATTCCTGTTTCTTTTTTTACTGTTTGGATTAACTTATCTTCTTGTAATGCTAACTCTTGCTTCAATTTATGGGCTGCTTGAACGTCTACGCATACTCCCTTAAATTTCATATCAACTAAACATGGAAACAATTCTGTTTCCATATCCATAATAGAATTTATGTCTTGGTGATCTATTTCTTTTTTAAGTTCTTGCCACAAAGCTAATGTAATCTCTGCATCTTTTTCTGCATATGCACCTACATAAATGGCAGGTAGTTTATACATTTCTGCCTTGGCGTCAATACCCCAATCTTTTGCTGCTTGATATAAATCTGTTTCATTTTTACCTTTTCCAGTGTATCTTTTAGCACAGTTGTTTAAGTCATAACGCATTTGATTTTCATCAACAAGGGCCGATGCAATCATCGTGTCTATTATTTTACCGTTGATACTTAAACCTAGAGCTCTAATCCAACACACGTCATACATGGCATTGTGAAATATTTTGTCAGTTGGTGTATCTAATACACTTTGAAACCATTTTAAAACTTTTTTACGATCCATATTACCACCACCTTCGTGAGCAATAGGATAATAACCAGACCAACCCGATACAGCTACAGCTATACCTGTTACATCTCCTTTACCAACTACAGATCCTGATCCCATTTTTATTAGGTCTGGGTCTTTAGTTTCTAAATCAATTGCAATCTCATCATACTTAGATAAGTCTGGAAAACTTTCTGGTGGTAACCACTCTGTCTGTGGTTTAAATAGAGGTATCTGCATCGTAATCCCTTTCGATAATCATTTCTATAAAGTGAATTGCTTTTAATAAATCTTCTTTTTTTCCTTTGTGAGGATGTCTACAAATATATTTTATTGCACATCCTTCTGGAAATAACATTTTGTTTTCTATTACAAATTTACTCGGTTGTATTTTAAATCCTTGGTAGTGTGATCCTGCAATCTGCTTGTCGTATGCACTCATAGTATATAGCCCTTCTCATATTTTTTTGGTTCTACTAAATGTAAATTTTCTTTTGTTCGTGTTGCACCTACATAAAATAATCTATTCTCGTCATCTGGGTTTCTTTCATAACTTTTCATAGTATTTTCTGTAAGATCGGTTAACAATACAACATTTTCTGCTTCGCCACCTTTGGCTGCATGTATAGTTGATAATTCTATTCTAGGTTTCTCGTTTAATTTTTCTCCATTCTTTCTCATTTTACGTAAATAGTTTACTCTAGTTTGTCCTGCATTGTCAAATGCTTCATACCAAGTTATTTTAATTTGCAGACCATAATCATTTACTAATTGATCTATATTATAAAAAGATCCTTTAGTCATACCTTTTATTTTTTTCTTATGCCAATGTTTGTCACTTATATATTTAGATATGCTTTCTATTTGTTTATAAGATAATGGTTGTCCTTTTAAACAACTCTCCCATGCTATTGCACACTCATGTAAATCTTGTTCATCATTTCTTTTGTATCTGTTTTTATAATATAAACCTTGTCTGTATAAAGATTCTTCTATGTCATTTAACATGTGTCTAGTTCTGCTAAGTATTAGCCATTCACCAGAAGACATGTTAACACTATCTATATCAAAATGTCTATGTAATGTTCCTTGGTTTACTTTTGGTTGCCACGTTTTATCAATTCTATTTTTAATTTTATTTATAATACCCATAGCTAGACCATGTACTTTAGCCGGTATTCTATAAGACTGTGTTAGTGGTAAGTATTGTCCTTGTAAAGCTATGAAAGAATCTACATCTGCACCAGCCCATCTAAATATTGCTTGATCATCATCACCTGCAATAAAAGAATCTTTTGTTTTATTCCATATTGATCTTGCCATATCCCATTGCATTAGTGATAAATCTTGTGCTTCATCAATAAATACTACATCAAACTTTGGTGACACATCTGATTTTGTAAAGTCTATTATCATGTCATTAAAATCTATTAAGTTGTATTCTTTTTTATATCTTCTTAATTCATTGTGTATGATTCTAAGTTGATCTCTCTCCAGGTCTTGTGTGTGTTCTGCTAAATCAAACTGTTGTTCCGGTGTAATATTACGTAGCTGTGCCAACTGTATAATTCTTAAATACTCGCTGTCTGATGTAAAAATACCACCTTGGTCTTCTTGATAGTCAGCGTATGTTACAGGAAAACCTAACTTCTTACCTAAATCTTTGTAGTGTCTTGGCTGCATAACGTTATCTTTTTTTAACCCTAACTTTCTAAACGCTAATGAGTGTAGTGTTCTAAAGTATGGAAGATCATCTTCTGTTAAATTAAATTTTTTAATTGCTCTGTCTCTTGCTTCGTGTGCCGCTTTCTGTGTAAATGCAAAGTAACCTATCTTGTCAGGATCTGTTTGTTTAAGATAGTCATCAACTTTATTTAACAAAGTTGTAGTCTTACCTGTGCCTGGTGGTCCTAGTACAATCGTTCTCATTAGTATGGTGCCTCTTCTTTTAAAACTTTTTGATTGTATTCATCTTCTTTTTTATCAAACTGTTTAACTACAAATACAGATATTCTTTCTTTACCAATACGTTTGTCATCACAATTACATGCTTCTTTTAACATTTGTGCTGTACGTTGATAATTTATATCCCAACGTTTTCTAATTAAAAATTGATTAAAAAATCTATCAAAAACAAAATGGTGATTACCATCGTTAGTCCACACACCACCTTTTTTAAGATCGTTTTTATCTGTTGATACTTGTCTGTTTAAACAATATTCTTCTAAATGATTTTGTAATTGGTCTTGTGTAGTTACACCTTCTGGTGCTTCTACTGGTTCGTGGTTCTTCATCAATGGATTTATTATCATGTCCCAATCTTTAGGTTTGACTGTTGGTGGTTTAAAATCTAGTTGTTCCATACATGCTTCTTGAAACAAACTTTGTTGTTTTAAAAACTTTACATTCTCCAAATGTAATCGTTCACCATCTACATTAAGATAGTAATATGGTTTTTCTAATTTAACTTTTTGCAAATCAGATAGTAATGGAAATACAATCTCTTCTCCTATGCCATACTTTCTACTTCTACATAATTTTTTATCACATAAATTACACATAGGAACATCATTACATTTATAGCCCCAATCTTTTTTATCATGTTGTCTTTTAATTATATCTACTTCCGATTCACTAAGGGGTGAAGTTGATGCAGCAATATTAAACATAGTAAGTCTACTCTTCCATTCTGCAGGCCATTTTTGTTTTGCATATACTGCATAATGAAATAATGAATTGTTACGACCACCTTCTGGTATTTTATTTATTGCCATAAGTTCTATGCATGGTGGCGCGTCATCAAAATCTGACTTAGGTCTTTCTATTTTAATTTTAGTAATGTCTGTTTGTTTTATTTCATTATATATAATGTAAAATTCTTCTAGTGTTGCAGCTTCTCCATTATTTTTAAATGCATAACGTGTTGTATTATCACCGTTAAAGTATGGTAAGTTTAAAAAATTACCTGTGTCATCTGTTGATTTTAATTGAATTTGTTTTGGAAAAACTTCTGATCCGCCGTATCCTAGTAATGTTTTTATTTCTGTTAATTTATCTCTCATTCTTTCTGCAGCTACGGGTTGATCCGAGAAGAGAAAGACATGTGCTCCCCCACTCTTTGACCTACAAACGGCCAAAGGTAATTTAAATTCTTTTATCTTATCTATTAATTTTTTGTGATCAAAACCTGCGTAAGAGTCTATATCTACACAGCCCCAAATACATTGATTATTCTCATTAATTGGTATTATACCTAAACTTTGTTTACCATTTAAATGCATCTCCCACAGGTCCGTGGTCACTGGTTGACGTACAACAAATGACTGACCTTTTAATTTGACACCATTCTCAGCAGGTGTACTTACTTTAGTACAACCATGAGCACGTTCCAATCCTTTAAATATTTTTTCAAACATATTTTTTAATAGGCGTTTCCACTCTCGCTTCCACGCCTACTCCTAGGATTTTATTTAGTATGGTGAATCTGTTTTAGATTCGTCTGATCCATGTTTAACTTGCACATCACCTTTGCCAACTTGTTCAGCAAAAGATTTTGCAACTCCATAAACACCTTGATCTTCAACCGGACCAACTTTAGATACTTCCCAACCAAACCATGTTCCTTTGTCATTTGACATTTGAACAGTTTTTAGATTGTAAATATGGCTATATGTTGGCGGCGTAAACAAACCAGTTTTACCTTGCAATTTAATTCCCATCATAATGGAATTCCATTTACGACTAATCTTTAATTGAGTAGCCTTCATAGAAATTAAAGCAGTTTGTGGTGAATCACCTAACACAACTACATAATGATTTGCAGTGTTGTCAATGTAATTACCATTTGGCAATCTATCTTTGTAAGATTTATCACGAGTTGTTTGACTCATAATATCAGAACTAGCATCGTGGATTGCAACGGGTGCACCAGTGCCAGCTCCTCTGTCTTGCCATTCTATTAATTTTCTTTCATAGAATACTGGCAATACATTTATTCCCTTACTTCCATCATAAAGTTCATTTGTGACACTGTTAATAATCATACCTGGTTCGGCATCTTTAACGTATCTTGCGTGTACTTTATTTACTTCAGGAGATAGTTGTCCTAATACTTTCAGAAATGGTAATGCAAGATCTTCTTGCGTCATGTTCTGAGAGCCTTTGTCTGCATCAGCTTCAAACATATTGACTGCTAATGCACCTTCTTCTTTTTTTACTACTTGGTTCATGTTTATTGTTTCCTTTTTATTGTTGTTTTATTTCCAACAAATACGTTGAAAATTTCCGTTGGCATTTCTTTACCTGCCTCTATACGCTCACGGACTAACGCTTTGAGAGTCATAGGTTCAACTTTCAATTTTTGTTGAGGTTGATAACCTTGACTCTCTGCAAGTACAGCATAATCAGCTGCCTTGTTATCCTCGTTGCGACCAAAAGATACGGATATCTCATTTTTGATTATATCTCCTAGTCCATTATTACGAAGCCATCCAAACGCTGCTTCTCTATTTGCAATAGAAATGCTTGCGCTATAATTAGGTTTTACATCTACAGAAGATCCATCCATAAGTTTAAGATGTGATAATCCCATCTCACTCATCATGGTAGGAATTACCTCTCCAGATATATGTTCTATTTGTTTTTTCTTTTCTTTTAATGATTCTTCTTGAATTTCAAATTGTTGTTGCATTGTTTCTAATTTTTCAACTTGATCCGCAAGAGATTGTATATTGTTTGTTTTTTGCAAAACATTTTCTTGGTCTTTTTCAAAATCAATTGGCATCGATTTCTCCTTTCTCGTATAGGTTAATTTCAATAGGATAATATTGTCTTTCTTGTTTATCCCATTTAAGTAGATTGTATCTACCATTTGTCATGTCAGAAACTATCGAACATGCAACACCTATAATCGCAGGGTCACCAGTTAATAATAAATAATCTTCTGTCGTAAAATCTTTTAATGCTTTTCTTAATTTAAAAATTAACGGACCAGGAGAAAATATTATTTGTGAAAATTCTGGAAGTAAAAATTCAAACTTACCATATTTAGCTGCACCCATAATATTAATTTTAGGAGCACCTGATTTAGTTCCAGCAACTTCTTGTATTACATAAACTTTATTTTCTTTCATGACTTGACAATATAATGATTAATGTTATCTTGTCAACTAGAAAGAAGAAAAATTATGAATTATAAATTTAAAACAAAACCATATGCACATCAAATAACTGCATTGGAAAAATCGTGGAACAAAGAAACCTACGCTTATTTTATGGAAATGGGTACAGGTAAAACAAAAGTATTAATTGACAATATGTCAATGCTTTATGACAAAGGTAAAATAGATGGTGCTTTAATTATTGCACCAAAAGGTGTTGTTGGTACATGGTATACAAACGAATTACCTACACATTTACCAAATCACATAGAAAATGTGACTGTTTTGTGGCAAGCAAATATTACAAAAACACAACAAGAAAAATTAGATACTTTATTTGAAATAGGAGAATCACTTCATATTTTAATTATGAATGTAGAAGCTTTTAGCACAGAAAAAGGTAAAAAGTTTGCTGATAAATTTTTAAGATCACATAAAACATTGATGGCTATTGATGAATCTACTACAATTAAAAATCCAAAAGCAGGTAGAACTAAAAATATATTAAACCTTGCGCATGATGCTAAATATAGAAGAATAATGACAGGATCTCCTGTTACTAAAAACCCATTAGATTTATTTACTCAATGTTATTTTCTAGATCCTTTTCATTTAGAACACGAATCTTATTATTCATTTAGAACAAGATATGCAATTATGAAAACTGCTAATATATCTGGTAGACAAATACAGTTAGTGTCTGGATTTAAAAATTTAGGTGAACTATCTGATAAATTAAAATCTTTTGCTTACAGAGTTTTAAAAGAAGACTGTTTAGATTTACCAGATAAAATATTTATTAAACGTCAAATTACATTATCTCCTGATCAACGTAAATTATACGATCAAATGAGAAAAAAAGCTTTAGCTATTCTTGAAGGTAAAGTATCTAGCACTAAAAATTCATTAACACAGTTAATGAGATTACAACAAATTACTTGTGGTCATTTTACCGATGATACTGGATCTGTACAACCTATTGAAAACAATAGAGTTAATGAATTAATGGATGTATTAGAAGACGTAGAAGGTAAAGCAATTATTTGGGCTCATTATCAATATGATATTAATGCTATTATCAAAGCTGTAATAAAAAAATATGGTCCGGGATCCGTGGTTGACTATTACGGATTAACACCAAAAGAAGAAAGACAAGACAATATTACCAAATTTCAAGGTGACCCTAAGTGTAGATTCTTTATTGGAACGCCCTCTACGGGCGGCTATGGGATAACTTTAACAGCTGCAAACACTGTAATTTACTATTCTAACGGATATGACTTAGAAAAACGATTACAGTCAGAAGATCGTGCACACCGTATGGGACAGAAAAAACCTGTAACATATGTAGATATAAATGCTGAAGATACAGTTGATGAAAAAATTGTTAAAGCGTTAAGAAAAAAAATAAACATAGCTTCAGAAGTATTAGGAGAAGAACTTAAATCATGGATTTAGTAGGACTATACGCGTAACGCGCTCAAATTTTTAACCTACGACTTTGCCGTCTTTCCATTCCATATCTGGAAGGCCTTCAGTGTATTTTTTACCGTCGAAAGTCAATACTTGTTTTCTGTTTGAGTCTGATTCGTGATAGCTTATGTGGACCCATCCACCTGCGGGATCATCTTTGTCGTAATACTCCATGATCAATTGATCAAAGTCCACGTTATTTTGTAACCAGTAAGCTGTCTTAATGTTGGGCACGCCAAATATTTCTAGGTCGCATGCCTGGCCCAGTGCGTGCTGCGATGTTTTTTTGCTGCCGATCGCTTCACAAAGCGCCTCGCTTCGATATCCGCTAGTAATCGTGACAGGTTTGTCAAAGTGTGCACGTAAAGGTTCAAGCACCTCATAACATAAGTCACCTAGATTTTTTATTTCTGCTGATCCTGGTGTATTGTCTATGCCCTTACGTTGAGCAGTCATCGAATTGGTCATCTCTCTTAAAGTAAAATGTTTTGAAAGTTGCATGATTTATTTTGTAATATCTGTAAGTAAGACTATTAGTACGGCTCCCATACCACCAACAATCCAATATTCTAATCTTTTAATTCGTTCTTGCATTTCTTTTATTTGCTCAAACGTTTGTTTTTGCATTATTCTGCATAGCTTTTCATGTGATTCTATTTTTTGTAACGCTGATTTTTTAACCATTATGTCCTCGCTGCTATTACTTTTTCAGTTGGTGATAATAATGCTTCCTCTGTCCCTGTCAAGTTAGTTATTGGACTTTTATTTACTTGACTTGTTAATGGATTAGGTGGTGGTGTAGTAGGTAAATTTGCTACTTGGGGTGCTACAGTTCCAATATCAGGCAAAGAAGATATAAAATCAGATTCATTAATTCTAAAATCTTGGTTTAATCTTTGTTTTTTTAATTTTTTAATTATTCTTTTTATTTTACGTCTTGTAGTACTATCTAAAACATTTGGTATACCATATTTTTTAGATTGATATTCATAAGCTTCTTCCATACCTTTTGTTATTTCGAAAGGTTTAAATTTATTTTTTTTAATTAATTTGTATAAAGATTTTTGACCACGTCTATCAAACTCTTCTTTTATTTTTTTATCTGACATATTTAATGTTTTTGCAGCATCATAATATTTTCTCATTTGATTAAAACTTTCTAGTTTTCTTTGATTTGCAAAAATAAATTGTCTAACAATAAGATCACTATCTTTTACGGGATCTCCTGATAGCGTGTCATCATATATTAACTTTCTTTCATCAGATTGTTCAAATAAAAATTGCCCTATTCTACCATTTAATTTTCTTTCAACATCTAACGGCACTTGTCTCATACCAATAAAACCTAACAACTCATCTGATACATCAAATTTTGTTCCGTTAATTGATTCATCCATTACTGCACCAATCAATCTTTTAAATTGTGGAAGAGAACCTGGTGATAAATTTTGACCAACATGTAATGCAATATCTTTTGCTATCTCTCCTGCATGATCTTGTGGATTGTATATTTTTCTGCCATCTTTATCTAAACCACCCCTAGCAAATACATCTAATACTGCTTGAGTCCAAATTGATTCACCAATAAAAGGTTCTAATTCTTTTCCAAAACCTTTTACTAATCCTTCAACTAATCCTGCTATCAACGGTTCATCAGGACTTGCAT